CTTGCCGTCACCGGCTCGACCGCTGGCGCGCTGGTCAGAACGTTGCCGCGTTGCTGGTAGAGTTGCAGAGGCGCGCGGAGGCTCATGCGTCAAGGTCCCTATTTTTGGGCGGGCGTCCGCGGCGCTTTCTCTCGGGTGGCGGATCGATCTTGGTGGCAATCTCCAACACGCCAACGCTTTCGGCCACGCCTTCACTGATCGCCACTTGCGCAAGCGGTCCTTCAATGATTGTGCCGGGCTGCATCACGACGACCGTATGCCCTTGCGGCGCGGCGCGCCATTCTTTTACGATTTTAGCTTTCACTTACGCCTCTCCGTACTAGCTCATTTGTCGGTCTGCTGTGGTCGTAGCGTTTTTCAATCTCGTCCGCTGTCGGCAACTCGCGCGGTTCAATGGTCAGGCTCATGTCGTCCTGAAGCCTCACCTTATGCCCATCACAGAAGCCGTAGAAAAGCGCATCCGGGCCGTCTATCGCGTCAAGTAGCGACGTGGAAGCCGGAACGCTGATCTGCATTCCCCGTTGCTTGGCGATAGCGATCCAATACTCCAAACACGCCCGCCCGCGTTCCGCGTGGTGGCTATGTTCGTATGAGTAATCGCATCCAAAGATACTAACTCGCGCGGCCCCTGCATAGATCGCGGCGGCCATAGCGTAAGCGACCGTCGAATTAAAGTAAGCCTCGCCCAGATCCTTTACGACTTCCTCCAAAGGATACCGGACCAATCCCAGAAAATCCGGGTCAGCGTGGCTTGTATAGATCGGCCCCGCGTGACCACGCATCCAGCGCACCATGTTTGCGATATTGGATTTCGGCCGGGCTTGGGCGCGCTTCACCTGAACCCGGATGTCGTCCATGTGAAAAACACGGTCGCATCGGAATACGTCGCCCAGCGCATTGACGCCCCACACCTCGTCGCAATAAGCGGATGCACCGCCCAATCGCTTCACGTGATCCGTGAACGCATCGACGGACGGCCCCATGCCGAGAATGACAATATGCTTGCCTTTCAGCTCGTTTTTTTGCACGGGACCGCCCTTAGCCTTAGGTCGCGACCGGAGCGTTGTGCGCGCGATGCAGGATGACATTCGCCGCGACCGGCGTTGCAGCCGTTACCGTGTTCACGATGTTCGCTTGCACGTAGCGCTTGCCGCCGATGTAGCCGATGCGCTTGGTCACGTTCTCAGACACGCCATCAACGCGCGTTGCAGCCGCTGCAATGCCAGCCGCCGCTTCCGTGCCGAGCAGGTCAGCATCGGCACACGATGTCATCGTGCCCGTTACGTCACCATGCAAGATCACCGGCGTGAAGGTTGCGTCGGTTGCCGTGATCGCGCCGTAAGAAAGCGAGATCTCGACGGCATCATATCCGCGCGTGTCGATAACGTCCCCGGCTTGGCCGGTTCCCGTGGTCCCAACCGCCACCGGCTTAATGGTAGCGATGATGTCAACGTTGTTGTGTAGGTCTCTCATGACTCACCCTTAAGCCTGGAAGTTGATGATTTTGATGCTTTCGAAGTTCACCACATCGCCGCCGACTCTTTTCGTGGTGTAGAACTCCACGTAAGGCTTGGCGCTGTATGGATCGCGAAGCGTCCGAATGCCGATCCGATCCACGATCTGATACCCTTCGCGCATGTCGCCAACCGCGATCGAGAGAGAACCCGTCGCCGGGTCAGGCATGTCCTCAAACGCGGCCACAGGATAACCGAGCAGCGTGGCAGGTTGACCAGCGGCAACGCCCGGAGACCAAACGAACTCGCCGTTGGAGTCCTTCAAGCGACGCACCAAACCCGTGGTCGTGCGATTCATGAACCAGGTGGCATTTGCACGATAGACTTGTTTGAGGCCATACAGCGCCGAGAGCAGAACGTCAGCGCCGCCAGGCGCACTAGCAAACGCGCCATTCGCGCCGGTGTCGAATTGCTCGATTGTGCCGGGCAGTGTGGTGCCGTCTGCATAGGTCAGAAAACCGCGAGGCTTGCCGACGCCGTTGCCGTTCACGAATGCCGCCGCTTCATCGCGGGCGAACTTCTCGCTCACCTTGGATGCAAGCCAAGCTTCCATGTTAATTTCGGCGTCGTCCAAAAGCTTTTGAGTTGCTTTCGGTTTCGCGTACAGCTCATGAACCGGGATGCGCCACTTGCCAACCTGCGGCGTGGCTGTTTCGGCCCGCGTGTCGGTTTCAGCAACCCAGCCCGATGCAGCCTCTTCAAGGTCGAAAAGCCCTTCGAGCGCATCCGTGCTGATCGTCTGAATCGAGGCATAGGCCCGCATCGGGCTGGTCTCGAAAACCTTCATGACGATCCGGCCCGACAGATCAGGATTGACCACATAACCGCCGTCGGGATCGGAACCCACTGAAAGCGCTTTCGTTTCGTCCGGCGTCAGTGCCCGGTCGTCCTTGCGCAAGTAGCGATCAAAAGCGGCCTTGTATGCGTCGAGATTTTTCGCGCCGTACTCATGCACATCGGTGCCGCGCTGGCGTGCAATGCCCTTAGCCCATGCGAGGGCCTTGGCGTCGAGATCAACGCCCGGCTCGCCTGCATCGACGGCGGAGCGTTGCGCGCGCTTGGCTGCAAGTGCGGCCTCGTCCGCGATCTTTTGGGCCGCGTCCATGTCGGCCTCGATCTTGGCGAGCTTTTCTTCCAGCACCGCATCGCGCTTGGATTCATTTTCATTCGAAGTGCTTTTGAATTCCTCAAAAGCCCTGTGAAGCTGTTCGACCGCGCCTACGGCGGCCTTGATTTCATCGCTCATGGCTGAGAGCCTTTCTAAGATTGGCGATTTTTTCCACTAGATCGCTCACGTCCGGCGCTTCCCGCGCTTCGGTCTTAAGCGATTTGAACCCGTGCAAGGCGATTGCCACCGCCTGTTTGCGGGAAAAGCCTGCATCTCGCAGGAATCTCTCAAAGTCCCGTTCCGTCTCGATAGACTTCACCGAAGTCACTTTGGCGTCAGGAAGCATCGGGAACGTGACTAGGGATATTTCGTGAAGGTCGATTTCTTTGAGGCGGCGCACCATGCCGTCGCCTTCCGGCGCTGCATCCACAACGCGATACCCGATTGACATTGAATCGATTGCACCCGCGCGGAGTAGCGCCATAGCCTCGCGGCCCTTTGCGACCTCTTTTAGCAATCGCCCGCGCACGTACAATCCGCGCTCGTCTTCCTCGACTTTATCAAAAACGCCGATCGGTTGCGCCTGGTCATGCTGCCAAAGCATTTTGACCTTGCGCCCTGTGCCTAGGGATTTCGCGAAGGCCCCGCGCTCGACCACGTCCATGCCTTGATCGACCACGCCGAAAACGCTGGCATATCCTTCAAACATCCCGTCGTCGTCGGGCTCGCGTTTGAGATCAAGCGCCACGGATTTGTGTTGGATTGTCATGTCGTTGCCCTTGTCCCGCTCGCCTATATTATCAGCCCAAGTCCTGGCCTCGTCTCCGCCCCACAAGTCCCAGGCTATTCTGAAGGCCGTCGGCCCGCCGTCGCCCTCTTCGCGATCATAATGACGGGAGCGGTTGACGCCGTGACGCCCGAAAAAGCTCCGCATGCGGGCAACTGTTTCGGGGCTGAGATTGTCCCGGTTCGCGATGTTGCGCGCCCGTGCAACCCCGACCTCGGTTCCGCCGCGCCCATATTCGCGCCGCCATTCAAGCGCGCGCCGTGCAACATCCGCCATCGCCTGAGTCGGCTTGTAGCCCTCGGCCTTGGCCCCTTCCCACTTCGACATGCAGACTGCAAAGCGCTGATCTTCATCGGGATGCGTGTCAATGCTTTCCTGGTCGCTCATGCAACGTGCGATCCATTCGTCTTCGGTTTCGCGTGCGCGCGGTTCTGGCATAATGCTTGCCCTTATCTCATAGACCGCTACAACTCAAGACCAGCGAAAATATCGTCATCGTCGAAGTCGGTCACGACCTCATGCGCAACGCTGCATCTGCAATTAATTACATTCCCCGCGCTTCCCGCTGGATCGCCGGGGTATTGCAGCGCCTCCGTGCCGCCGAATTTAGTCGGGATCAAGAACGGCTCGTCGAGGCCAACGGTCTGCCCGTTGCTGTTCAAATGATCGAACGCATCGCGCGGCGTTCGGCGGACGCGCTTGTCGTCGCCTGCAAGCCAAATTTTTTTCATCGGCACGTTTGACGCCTTGGCCTGTTTTTGCGCCCCATAGTTTGCAGCCCCGTGGGTCTCGGTTCGGGCAATAACTGCCGCGCGGCGCGTTGTCATTTCGGGAACGCGTTTCAGGATCTCAGCCGCCGTGCCTAGTTGCCCTAACCCCTGCGCGTATCCCGCCTGAACGCCCTGAACAATTTTTTGGCGTGTCGTGTCTGTGACGTCAACAATGCGCTCTCGGATCAATTCGCCAAGGATGTATTCCAGCGCCCAGTTTAATATGTCGTCCTCGTCGGTTTTGACTTCGAGACTTAGGCCAGCCTCTTTGAATTGCTTGGAGAACTCCCGCCCCATTGCGCGAATACTCATTTGAGCCATTTGCAGGTAAATTTGTTCGACGTTGGCGGCATGGTCCCGCGCCGGGTGCACTTCGCCGGTCAGCTCATAGCGGCGTATGATATCCTTTGAGGCGCGAACAATCTCGGCGCGCACTTTCGGAAAGGCTTGGCGCTCAAGCCGTGCAAGCATCCGGCGTTGCCGTGCGGCCCAGCTAGATCGATTCATCGTCGGGCGTCTCAGTATCTTCGATTTCTTCGGGCGGTTCTGGTTCGCCGTTCCCGTATGCTTCGGCCGCCGCGGCTTCCGGGTCGGGCTCGATCGGCATTGACAAATCCGTGAGCGGGATTTGGCCCATTGACACATACAACACGTCGCCACCCGCGATCGGTTCATAGCCTTTCATCGCGCGGCGCTCGTTGATGGTCAGATCAAGGCTTGCATCGGCCATCGCCCATAGGGACTGCCGCTTATCGACAATTGCCGGGATATCTTCGAGATCTGGTTTCAGCGTGATCCCGTAAGGCTCGCCAAGCCATGCCGACCAGTCCGCCGCGATCAAATCCAAAAGCGGGATGACCGTGTCTTCCCAGAAACTTAATCGCGCCTCTTGATAGTTCGAATACGTGTTATCACCGGGAATGCCGAGAAGTTGCGGCGGCACGCCGAAACATAGGCAAATGTCCCGCGCGGCGCTAAACTTTGTTTCAAGTAGCGCCATATCGGAAGGACTCAAGCCCATTTGCTCCCAAGACAATCCGCCTTCAAGCAACATCGGCCGCCCGGCATTGATCGCGCCGGAATACTGTTCTTCAATCTGTGCTTTGAGCCTCGCGAAATTGTCGTCGGATAGCTCCGCGCCGTCCTTGGTCGTCAACGCGCCAGAAGGGCGGGCGCTATTTTGGAGCAGGCTCTGAACCCATTTCATCGCTTCATTGGATTGATCGATCGCGTATGCGCCCGCCTCGACCGGTGACATGCCGTACCAATCATTTGACGGGTTGAACATTTTGAGGTGTCGGAGATCCGACCCGCCCGCATCATCGACCGGGAAGCGGACGGCCTTACTATTGGCGGAATATATGTAGCCCGCAGGAAAGCCATTCGCGGCGGGTATCACCTTCACGCGATCAGGCCGAAGCTGATACAGCTCCCGAACCTGACCGCCGACAGTTACGCGCTCCTCATAACCATTGCCCGCAATCATGAGGTAGCCAATTTTGGCGCGGATATATTGCGGCCCGGATTGCGCGGGATTGGGGCGCCTGATTAGATCCAGGAGCGGGTGCCGCTCTAATTCGTCGTCGCCTGAGAAGGCGCACCATTTGACCGAGGCGACCGCATCGGCGATGCGGTTAATCGCCTGATAAGCGACCACGTTGCGCCGATACGCCTCCTCCGCGAACGCCGCATAATCACGCCCGGACCAAACAGGTTGACCCGGTGTCATGACCAGTGCGCTACCGACCGCGCTTTCTTTGACCTGCGGCGGCGGATCGGTTCTGCGAAAGAGGCGTGGAAGCTTCATGCGGCGTCCGCTTCGTGTTCGTCCGTGCTTTCAATCGGCACGACATTAGACTGTGCGGCTTGCGCTGCGGTTTCCAGCTTATCAACCAGGGCTGCGGCTTCCTTAGCCCCTCGAAGTCCGATTGTCTTAAGACCAGCATCAAGCAGGCCGACCAGGGCTTGCAGTTCCTGTTCGCTCAATTCAATCTTGATCATACTCACACCTCAGTTGCTACTACTTCAGGGACATTGACTGCGGCAAGCGCCTCGGCCTCGGCCTTAGCCTTGCGGAATGCATTCACGGCAGATGTAATGCGCTGGTTCACGTTCTCAGCAGTCCAGGACTTTAGGGCTTCCTCAAAGGTGGCCGGGTTGCGCGTGGTGACTTGACGATCAACCATAATCGGGTCGCCGTTTTCGTCGGTGCCTTCCTCGACCTGTACCGTCTTGGTCTCGACCACGTATCCGTGGACCGGATGCGCTAGGAGTGCGGCCTTGATGTCCGCTTCGAAAGCTGCGTCAACCTCAAAGGCGTAG